GATCGTAGCTATACTCGCCTGTGTTATATCTAGTTGGCATGAGATTCACCGCCTCCGTATATTGATTCGTGGTCGCGGATGGCTTGTTCTACTTTATGGATATAGACATCTGCCAAGCCGTTTTCGATTGGAACTGAGACAAGTAAGAATCCATTAAAATCAGCCATCTTCACCTCATCATGTTCTTTTCTCGCCAACCACCACAAAACCACCGCACCGCAAAGTACTGCTGTTACACACGAAATGAGTAAGCCACAGCTTAAAATCTCGAATTTATTCATGCTGCTGCTCCTTTGCCTTGTTGAAATCCAACTTGAATGAGGTAAGGCATCCATTTTTGTTGTTGTGCAGGATCTGCGAGTTTTACCGCGATCCGTGCTGCAAGTTGTTCATAGCTTTCGTTACCTTCCGCATACTTACTAGAAAACTCAGGATGTTTAGAAAGCTTGTCAGCGAAGACAGCAATCTGCTTTTGACTCAAACCAGTTGATTTATTTTGTTCACCAGAAAATGATTTAGCTGGTTGTGATGCTTTTTGACGGCGCTCGTATTTAGCTTTTGCATTCAGTAACCAATCAGCAAAATGGAAAATCAAAAGATCATCACAAAGATTCTTTGAGGCATTGTTGAGTTCAAATGCTCTAAGTTCTCGGTGGTACCATGACTCCATTACGAGTTGATCAAAATCTACAGACTTGTCTGAAAGTAAAATTTCTTCACGAAGTTTTTTAAAACAAAGCCAAGTTTTTTTATTTTTAGATTCTTCTGAAAGATTACTTGATAGATTCCTTGTACCAACGTTGGTACTGTTTGCTGGAAATGTTGGTACTGTTTGCTGGAAATGTTGGTACTGTTCCAATGTTGGTACTGTTTGATAATCTTCCCCTTGTGTATCAATGCTTTCTGAACCTAACTGTTCCAACGTTGGTACTGTATTTTCTCGACCTTGCACACCAATTAAACGATAGACAATTACCTGCTTTGTTCTGCCCTTTCTTTCACCGGTATCGAAAATTACGCCCTCAGAACTGAGCTCATCCAGAATCTTAAAAAGGGTTTTTTTATTAATCTGACAGTCATCAGCCAAACGTGTAGAACTCGGATAACAGCAATGTTGCTCATCCGCACGATCAGCCATTGAAAGCAGCACTAATTTTTTAAGAGCTGGAGAGGAACCACCCTTTTGCTGAGTGAATTTCTTTTTCCAAGCCCATACAGTAGCGTCTAAGCTCATTTATCCCCCTCTTCATTCACTTGAATGAAAGAGCCCAAATAGCGGATCCGCTTAGCTCTATAAAGACTCGATATAATTACGCCAGCATGGTAGAGATTTATGCCATGCACACCATGCTCATCGACCAGACCTTGCATAAACTCATCACGTGTAACTGCCGCTTGATTTACATCATGGTTGCGTTTTTTTAAGTTCGCTTTGCGTCCTTCCAACAAATCGGCCAGAGTTTTTAAAGCCGGTTCATGCCACGACTGGTAACTTTGCTGACGTTTCTGCTCTTGCAGATTGCCTTTAGCTGTTTGGTTTGCTAAATTAGTTTGCATATTCGATTCCTCTAGCAAGTAATTGAATTGACTAGCCTGATGGACCAGATCAGGCTTTTTCTTTCTTTACCTTAGAAATATAAGTTGCAGCTTCCGACTTAAGCGCCTCTCGAAGTTGGCGAATGTGGTTTTCCATTTGCTCTAAGATTTCTTCGGTATCGGCTAATTCCGCTGGTGTTACCACCCCATCCTCTAAAACCTTGTGGACCTGCTGATTAGCTTGGCCATTGTTGATGTTTATATGTAGCAACGTTTCAACAATGCTTACTTCATGTGCTTTTTCATCGGCTTGACTTGCTGGAACTAATACAAATCCAAGCATATGCGCCCACGCCTTAACTAATGCAGGGTTGCGAGTAAACTGAATCATTGCCTCAAGTTTTTTGATACTTGGGAAATGTGTTTCCATATTTGGGTTTGCGTAGTTAAGAACGCTCTTGTATGAATCGCCTAGAACGTCTGCAATTTCTTGCGGTGAAATTCCTTGCGATTGGTGAACAATTTTGTAAATTGCCGTTTTAGCCTCTGGGCTTAAGTGAATTTCACTCATATGTGAATACCTCTTTAAATTTCACGTATACGCACATAAGGCGTAAGTGAATAATGGTTCCTATGCGGTACGCTTGGGTTTTGTGCTACGTCTTACATAGTCAAAGTCAGCATTTGGGCATAATTCATCGCAACTAACTTTTCCGTGGCTTTCTCGGTCTAAGGCAATTGCCAAAGTTGCGCTACAAAAACGAAATTTGTTTACGACTAAACGTAAATAACCAAGAGTTGATCCGCATTTTTTTGCAAACTTCTCTTTAGCTTCTTTGTTAGGCAAAGAATTAAGGTAATCAGCAAGTGATTTGGTTGATACTTCCACTTCCATTGATAAACCCATTGATAATTAATTTATCACATGAGTTTATCTTTTGATAATTTTAATTGCAATAGGATAATTAGCAAAATTTATCCCTTATTGTTATCATTTGATAATTAGTTGGCTTATGAATGTTGTGTCCATGAATCTTAAAGAAATACGTCGTAAGAACTTGCGTAAGCTAATTGACCAGTTACTTTCTGACAAAATTTACGAGCGTCAAGAAGACTTTGCAGTTGCTGTAGGCATCGACAAAACCTATCTCTCTCAAATGCTTATGGAGCCTGATCAAAAAGGTTCACGAGGTGTTAGCGAGGCGAAAGCGCGGCAGATTGAAAAAGAGTTAAATTTAGAGGCAAATTTTCTGGACCTACTTGATGAATCAAGTCCGTTTGGTAAAAGTAAAATTGAGAATGGTGTTATTCGTCCTGCTTCAAACCTTGATGATTCAGGTGACTATGTAATTATTCCGATGTATGACATTAAAGCTGCATGTGGTAATGGTTATACAAATGAAGATGAATTGATTAAAGGCGGGCTGGTTTTTAAAGAAAGTTTTATCCGTAAATGTGGGCTTTCGTTAAGCCATGAAGATACCGGTATTATTACTGGTGATGGTAGAAGCATGGAGCCAACAATCAATCATACGGATGCTATTCTTACAGACCTACGAGTAAAAACGATTGATCAAGTCATTAGTGATAAAGTTTACGCTTTTGTTGCAAATAAAGAGTTAAGAATAAAAAGACTTTTTAGAAAAACCAACGGCGGCTTAAGAATTGTTAGTGATAATCCCGACAAAGAAACCTTTCCAGATGAGCACATTGAAAAGGAAGATTTAGATGCCATTCAAATTAAAGGTTTAGTACGCTGGAGATGCGGAGAAGTATAAAAATATAAAAAATTACATTATCAGCCTGATAAATAATCAGGCTTTTTTATTGCCTTAATAATCATACAATTATCAAAAATGATAAATTTATTTATCATTTGCTATTGCTAACTAAATTATCTTTTGATAATTTTATCTCGTAGACAACAAAAAAGCACACCGACCGCTAAATCTGATGTGCTTTGCAAACTGCGAGATCAATTATGAATGCAAAAGCAATTCCACACAAGCATAAGGTAACAGGCGTTACAGCTATTGCTGTTCTTGTAGCCCTTGGATCTTGTGAATATCGTAGCGCTAATTCTAGCGTCCCTTCAAATTACTCATATGAAAGCAAACAAGTAGTTGCTTCTGAATATGAACTTCTAGCTGTTAAGAAAACTGGTGAAAAATCTGGTGAAGGAGTTATCCGCATAGATGGCTTCAAACTAAACGTGAGCTTCGATTTTGACGGCGTAGCTGATAGCTATGGTGTAGCTGGATCTGACTTTACAGCGGCTGAAATTACTAACCTTGCTATTGAGTCAGTAACTGACTTAAGCGGTAAACCTTGGAATGATTTCACCAATCATGACGACCATAAAAACATAAATATTTTATTGGCTGGCTATATCGACCGTAATAAATGGTTGGAGGCAGCCTAATGAAAGATTACAACTGCCCTACTTGCAAGAAGATGATTCCTGTTGACCGCGCAGAAATTAAAGCGGGAGATACTGTCTCATTTTGCAAAACGATCCAAACATCTAAGTCTGCCCGGTTCTCGACTAAAGAAGGAATTGTCGATTGCCGTGAAGGTGATGTGGTTTTAGTTAAATACCGTCAAGAAATTATTCCTTTAAATGTAAAGGACGTTTCTCCAGTTGATGCTCCAAGCCCGCTTACCTATGCCTTTGTTGGTACATGCGAATGTAAGGAGGCTTAAAGATGACTAATTTCAAAAAACACCCAGACGGCTATAAGTCTTTTTTAGGTCTTGACCGTTCAACGAGCCTCTACTCTGTCCGCATTGGCTGGCAAGTGTACGCCTCTAATGCTAATGGCTCAGTTCTTTACAAAGTTAAAGACGGAGTTAAGACGCCTTTAAATGTGTTCAGGTTCCAAACTTC